AATATACTCAACAAGACGTAGTACCAGCCGAGCCTAGTAAAAAAGCTCAGGATTGGGCTTCTAAAAACACTTGGTTTGGTAATGATAAAATCATGACAAACGCAGCAATGACTGTGCACGAAGATCTAGTGGGCATGGGTGTTGATGTTGAAAGTGAGGAGTATTATAATGAGATTGATAAACGAATGAAGGAAAATTTCCCTCATCGTTTCCAATCTGAGCAACGAAGACCCGTCCAAAAAGTTGCTAGTGCTGGCAGAAGTCAGCAGGGACGTAGATCTGTGAGACTCACCAAATCACAGGTGGCTATTGCCAAAAAATTAGGGGTGCCACTAGAAGAATACGCTAAATTCGTGAAGGAGGTATAGAATGAGCGATAAAATAAATAGAACTTCACGCGCGTCTAATGAAGTAAAAGAACTTAGAAATAAGCCTTGGACGCCACCATCATCTCTGGATGCACCACCTGCGCCAGACGGTTATGTTCATAGATGGATCAGAACCGAGAGTATGGGTTTCCAAGATACGGCTAACGTATCGAAGAAAATGAGAGAAGGTTGGGAATTTGTGAGAGCCGAAGAGATTAAAAATCAACTTGGTGATCATAGTTATCCAGTCATAGCTCAGGGAACTTACGCAGGTTTGATCGGGGTTGCTGGCCTTGTGTTGGGAAGGATACCTGAAGAGATCGCAAAAAGCCGTGCCGAGTATTTTAAAAGAATTACTCAGGATAGAGTAGACGCGGTAGATAACGATGTCTTGAAGGAACAACGACCGGAGATGCCTATTAATATTAGTAGACAATCTCGCGTAACTTTTGGTGGTGGAAACAAATCCTAATGGTTTGGTAATATTCACTCCCCAAAGTAAACAAAAACAATAAAAGGAGATAATAACTTATGGCTAATGTAGTCGAAAAATATGGTCTAAGACCAGTAAGGAAGTTAGATGGCTCTCCATTTATTAACGCGCAAAACAGATATAGAATTGCAGCGAACTACGGTACCGCAATTTATCAAGGTGACTTGGTAAAACCTGTAACAGGTGGTGGAATCGAAAGAGCAGTTGCAAATACTTCTGATCTTGTAGTGGGCGTTTTTAACGGAGTGTTTTACACAGATCCTACTACTCAGAAGCCGACTTGGAAAAACTATTATCCAGGAACAGTTAACGCTAGTGACATTGTTGCTACTGTTATCGATGATCCGAATGTAGTTTACTCAATCGACTCTGATGGAGCGTTTGCTGTAGCAGACATCTTTAAAAACTTCGCAATAACAACAGCGACAGGAAACACGTTAACAGGTATATCTGAAGTTCAATTGGACTATAGTGTATCTGGTTTAACAGTAAGTGGAACTGTCCTTCAAGCAATTGATGTATCTCAAGATACACAAAATTCAACTGCTGGAAGCGCGAACGTAGATGTGTTAGTTAGAATTAACAATCACTTCTATGATCAAGGCACAGGTATATAGGAATAGGAGAATAAATTATGGCTATATCACGATCACAACTAGTTAAAGAACTAGAGCCAGGATTGAATGCACTATTCGGCCTGGAATACAATAGATACGACAATGAGCATGCAGAGATCTTCATGGCTGAAGCTTCAGACAGAGCGTTTGAGGAAGAAGTTATGTTATCTGGCTTTGGCACAGCAGCAAATAAAGCTGAAGGTGCTATGGTCACTTTTGACCAAGCGACTGAAGTATATACTTCAAGATACACTCACAATACTGTGGCGTTAGCATTTGCTATCACAGAAGAGGCAATTGAAGATAACTTATACGACAGATTAGCTGGCAGATACACAAGAGCTCTTGCTAGATCAATGGCGCAATCAAAACAAATCACAGCTGCTAACATTTTGAACAACGGTTTTGACACTGGTGGTTCATACAATGGTGGTGACGGTAAAGCATTAATGACTACTGATCACCCACTAGCAAATGGTGGAACATTCAGAAATGAATTATCTACTGCTGCTGACTTGTCAGAAACATCGTTAGAACAATCGCTAATCGACATCGCAGCGTTTGTGGATGAAAGAGGATTAAAGATCGCTCTACAAGGTAGAAAATTGATTATTCCAAAAGAATTACAATTTACTGCTGAGAGAATCATGAAATCACCTTTATCTACAACACCAGGTGGTTCGTCAGCGTTTGCTAAAAACGACATCAACGCAATGATGAATATGGGAATGATTCCTGAAGGTTATAGAGTTAATCACTTCTTAACTGATACAGACGCATTCTTCATATTAACTGATGCGCCTAACGGCTTGAAACACTTTGTAAGATCGCCAATTAAAACAGCGATTGAAGGTGATTTCGATACTGGAAACGTAAGATTTAAAGCTAGAGAAAGATACAGCTTCGGTTGGTCTGACCCTAGAGGAATCTTTGGTTCACCAGGAGCAGCGTAATCAAATACTTTATAGGGGCGTAGTATTTACGCCCCTATACTTTAACCTTATAATGGAGATACTATGAGTTACAAAAGCGATATCCAAGCAACAAGATCAACAGCAGCAGCTGGTGCTAGCGCAATCATTTCAGGACCTATAAGACTAAGAGGTATAATAATTGCTTCTGACGGAGTGGGTGCAGGTGTATTAGAACTTACAACAACTTCAAATTCTGGAACAACTTTATTTATTGGTGATGTTCCTCAAGGAGATGTAATTAACTTTAGTTTTCCTGAAGATGGTATTCCATTTCCAAAAGGAATTTTCTGTAAAACAAAAACTAATATTGCTGCATATACTTTATTAACAGATAAATACTCAGCACCGGGG